GGGTCAAGCGGCAATGCAAGTAATCTATTCAAAGGACAGAAAGCAGATTGCTAAAATAGAACATTTCCCAATTGAGACTTTAAGGGCAGAAAAAGCAAATGATGACGGAGAAATACCTGCATATTATTATTTCAAGGATTGGACTGAAATCAAACCAAGCGATAAGCCTTTAAGAATCCCTGCTTATGGAATGTCAAATGAGGCAATTGAAATTTATTACATCAAACCTTATCGTGCAGGATTTTATTACTATTCACCCGTTGATTACCAAGGCGGATTGCAGTATTGTGAACTAGAAGAAGAGATCAGTAACTACCATTTGAACAATATCATGAACGGATTGAGTCCGTCAATGCTTATTAACTTCAATAACGGAACTCCAAATCAACAAGAAAGGGAATTAATTGAGCAAAGGATTGCATCTAAATTCTCAGGCAGTTCAAACGCAGGCAAATTTATCTTAGCCTTTAACGATAACAAGGATGCTCAAGCTGAGATAACACCAGTACAACTATCAGATGCGCATAACCAATACCAATTTCTTTCAGATGAAAGTGCAAAGAAGATAATGGTTGCGCATCGGATTGTTTCCCCTATGCTTTTGGGGATAAAAGACAACTCAGGATTAGGGAACAATGCAGAGGAAATAAAGACCGCAAGTCTGTTAATGGATAATACTGTCATTCGACCATTTCAAGAGTTGCTAATCGATTGTTTTGATACTCTGCTATCCTACAATGGTATCTCATTGAACCTATACTTTACAACTTTACAACCTTTAGAGTTTACAGAGGTTGATAAATCACTTCAAGACAAAGAAGAGATTGAAGAAGAAACGGGAGTCAAGATGAGCAGAGAGATAAGCGGTCAAATTGCTTATGATACTATTGAAGAAGCTGAAAGTATGGCTGAACAAATGGGTTGCAAAGGACATCACGAGCATGAAATTGAAGGGACAATTTACTATATGCCTTGTGAATCTCATACAGATTTAAAAGCGCCTTGTTGGGATGGATACGAGCAGATAGGATTCAAGGACAAGAATGGAAAAAAAGTACCTAATTGCGTCCCAATTGAGGCGAGTAAACAAGATTTATCATCTCAAGACTTAGATGAATTTCTTTCTTTAGGAGAGGATGAAGAAGATTTTTTAGGCAAATATGATTTGATTGACGTGTCAGAAGTTGACTACGAAAAAGATCACGAATTTGATGAGAAAATAACCGAATTAAATAGACCTGAAATATCAACATTACAGAAGGTAATTAACCTAGTAAGTACGGGAGATGCATATAAGAATAGAAAATCAGATCAAGACGGGAAAAGCAAACAAGATCCATCGTTGAAATTTCTGGTCAGATATCAATATGCTCCTTTAAAGACACAAGCAGAGACAAGAGATTTCTGCAAAGCGATGGTAAGAGCAAAAAAGATATACCGAAAAGAGGATATTCTTGCTTTAAGCAATAAAGTAGTCAATAAAGGATTTGGCAAAGGAGGCTCTAGCAAGTATTCTATCTGGCTTTATAAAGGAGGAGCGAGATGTTACCATAAATGGTTCAGGAAAACCTACGTTTTAAAAGAGGATCGCAATTTAAATAAAGAAGGCATCAAGAAAAAAGATGAAATAACAAGCACAAAAGCAAAGTCTTTGGGATTTAGAGCGCCAATCAACGATCAATTAGTACCCGTTGCTCCCAGAGATATGCAATTTGAGGGATATACAAAAGCATATTGGGACAAGATGGGATTTACAAACACGGCAAATTAAAGTTATGGCAACAGCATTATTCATAAATAGGACAGACCTTGTCAGAAACTCAATACTTGATGGCAATGTTGATACGGACAAATTTATTCAGTTCATAAAAACGGCTCAAGTGGTGACTATTCAGCAGTACATGGGGACTAAATTGTACGATAGAATTGCTGATTTAATTTCAACGGGCGATATTGATCTTCCTGCAAATGCCGCATATAAAACCTTGCTAACAGAGTATATTCAGCCGATGCTTATCTGGTATTCTCAGGTGGATTACGTTCCTTTTGCGGCTTATCAAATACGAAACGGAGGCATTTATAAGCATTCATCTGAGAACTCAGAAACGGTTTCAAAGGATGAGGTTGACTTTTTAGTAGAAAAATGCAGGACTCAGGCAGATTGGTATTCCAGAAGATTTATTGATTTTATGGCTTTTAATCAGACAACATATCCAGAGTATACTTTAAATACAAATGATGATTTATACCCTAGTTATGATGCAGTTAACAACGGTTGGGTATTATGAAGAAAATAAAGATCAAGGATAAAAACGCAGAAAAACTTAGAATTTTCTTGCTTAAAATTGAAGAGATAAAAAAAGAAAAAAATGGCAACTCTATTTAATACCAGAATAGCAGACACCTATCAAGGACTGCTCAAGACGATTGATAACGGAATTTTAGGTGCAGGATTTACTGAAATAAGTGACGGCTCTGGAAACGGGACAAGCGTTTTTTTAAACACTAGCGGAGACATTCAGGCAACGGGCATAATTTCTTTTGGATCATTAAAAGATATCGGGGAAAATATTACCATTACGAAGTTTGTTGATGCGGCAGATGGCTTAATTAACAACGATAATGACACCACAATCCCAACGAGTGCGGCTATTATAGATTATGTGGCTACTCAAATCACTCTTGAAGACCTAGATTTTACTGGAGATGGAGCAACAAGCGGATCAGTTGATCTTGATTCTCAGACTTTCAATATAATAGGAACTGCAAATGAGATCACAACAAGCGCAATAAATCAAACTTTGACAATAGGTCTGCCTAGTAGCATTACTATTTCGGGAATACTAACTGCAACAACTTTATTAGGTGACTTAAATGGCACGATTAACACGGCTACAACTGCCGTTACTCAGCCACTCGGCGACAACTCTACAAAGGTTGCAACGACTGCTTTTGTTGATAGGGTTATAACTGCTCAAGATTTAGACTTTCAAGGGACAACGGGAAGCGGATCGGTTGATCTGGATTCTCAAACATTGACAATTCAAGGAACAACCAACGAGATTACAACGGTTGCTAGTGGACAAACCTTGACGGTTGGTTTACCTAGTTCAATTACTACTGATTTAGTCGGAAACGTAACGGGTAATGTCACGGGTAATTTAACGGGAGACGTTACGGGTAATCTAACGGGGAACACGAATGGAATCCACACGGGAAATGTAATTGGCAATGTCACGGGAGATGTCACGGGTGCCTTAACGGGCAACGTAACGGGTAATGTAGTAGGTGACTTGACGGGTAACACAACGGGATTACACACGGGCAATGTTGTCGGTAATGTTACGGGCGATCTTTCTGGAGATGTAACGGGAAATGTAACGGGTAACGTAGTAGGAGACCTCACGGGTAACGTCACGGGGAACGTAGTTGGAAACGTTACGGGAGATTTGACGGGTAACGCTGACACGGCAACTGCTTGGGCAAACGGAAGGACAATAACCTTGACGGGCGAAGCCACGGGAGTCACTCCTTCAATAGATGGCACTACGAACGTCTCTGCGGCTCTTACATTGACTAACTCAGCCGTAATAGATAAAGTGCTGACGGGGTTACAAAGTCCCGCAGGAGCGACTATATTAGCTACTGATAGCATGTTGATTGCTTTCGGTAAATTACAAAGCCAAATAAACGGAATTGCCGAAGGATTACAATACCAAGGATCATGGAATGCTTCTACAAATACTCCTACTTTAACAAGTAGCGTCGGAACTCAAGGATTTTACTATATTGTAAATGTCGCAGGATCAACAAACCTCAATGGGATTACCGATTGGGAGGTTGGAGATTGGGCAATATTCTCAACTACGGGAGTATGGCAAAGATTAGATCAAACGGGAGTACAAGGCACGGGAACAACGGGAACACTAACCAAGTGGGCAACGGGTTCGACAATATCTGATTCAATCGTTTCAGAATCGGGAACGGCTTTGACCGTTACGGGATCGCTTGACACAACTTTAGGATCAAATATTGCGGGGGAGTTCTCAGTAAACACAAATAAATTTACGGTTGGATCAGCAACGGGCAACGTAGTAGCATCGGGACAACTACAAGGAAACGATTTGGATATTGTTACTACCTCGGTTTTGTCGGGAAATGTGACAATGAGTGCGGACGCATCGGTTGGCGGAACGCTTACAACTGCAAGTCCCGTTATAAACACGGGCATCTCAGGATCAGCAGTTTTAGATGATGACACATTTGCAACGGCTAACTCTACAACGGTAGCAACATCAGAAAGCATTAAGGCTTATGTCGATGCTCAAGATCAAGGAAGCGGAACGGTTGGCACGATTGCTAAATTTGCCACATCAACAACCTTTAATAATAGCGTAATTACTCAAGGAGGTTCGGGTGGCACAGAGTTATTTTTAGGTGGCGAAACTTACATACCATCAAACGAATTAATTGTCGGAGCAAATAATCAAAATGCGGCTACCGAACGTATAGAACTTGACGGGTCTGGAAATCATATTGGCGGAGGAAATGTTATAATTTCTCACAACAGAAATCTAGACATTGGAACGAACGATGCTAATTCTTTTGGCATCTGGACAACAAATCAGCAACGATTTAACATGTCATCAGGTGGTACGGCTACTTTTTTTGGTAACCTTATTGGTACATCTGCTACTTTTAGTGGTAGTGTTGATATTTATAAGACAACAGATTCACAATTACAAATAAAATCTGAGAATGAAGATGCTACTTTAATTATAAATAGTGGTGCGGATGGAGTTGGTGGTGCTAATCGTGAAGAAGGATTTATAAAATTTTATCAAGATAATGCAGATTTTTTTACTTTAGGTAAAAGGAATAATGGACAATTTGTTTTAACTGATCATACGGCATCACAAGATGTTATTACCTTTCAAGATGGGGGTGGAATTTTAATACAACCCGCAAATAATCTTACTACTTTTAGTGGTACAACCTCTGCTAATGTTGTTATTTCAAGAGATAATATGTTTGTCGGATTGGGACAATTATATATAGGTGCTGAAAATTCAAATACTGATGACACTTATAGACAATCAGTAGGTTCGGGAATTTTTAAAATACAATCAAGAGAAAGCGGAACTTGGACAGATCGCCTCACCATTTCATCGGTGGGTGCTGCTACTTTTAGTGGGAATGTAACATCGGGAGGAACTTTAACAGTAAATGGTACGGGAAATAGTGCTTTTGCTGGGCAAGTATTTATTAATGGTTTATCTAATTATACAGGTTTAACATTAACTGGTTCGGGGGGTGCAAGACCCGCAATCAATTTTAATAATGTTAATAATGGAGTTTTAGGTTCTATTTTTGGAACTGAAGGAAATGAGTTAATTATTTCAGCAAATGGAATTAGTGCTTTAACCATCTCATCGGGGGGTGATGTAACAATGTCTAAACCTGAAGGTTGGAGGTTTATATCTTCGGGATTAAATCAAACTTATATTAGTAATCAATCCGCTTGGAATGCGGGGAACTATAATTCATTAGTTTTTTCGGGAAGATATAGATCATCTGCTAATGATGCTACTGCTTTAGGTGAAGTAAGAGTTGTCAAAGAACAGACAACAAATGACGGTTTTTATGGAGGCGAAATGAGTTTTTGGACAAGAGTCAACGGTGGCTCTATGACAAAACGTCTCACCATTGAATCAAATGGTAAAATACGAAATGCAAGTCCCCCATCGGGAGATTGGGCGATGATGATTGAAGGCAGTGCTGTTGGAGGTAATTCTTATGGACTCAAACTAAATGCAGGAACAAATGCATCGGACAGAGGTTTGACGGTATCAAATTATTACAACGCTGAACAAATGTATGTAAAAGGGACGGGTGGAGGTTATTTAAACGCTACTGCTTGGACTTATAATTCAGATTTAAGATTAAAAGAGAATATATCAGATGTTCAAAACGGTATTGATACGGTTTTAAAAATGAAGCCAAAGCATTTTGATTACATCGATGGAAATAAAAATAATTTAGGTTTTATTGCTCAAGAGATTCAAGAGATTATTCCTCAAGCCGTTAGTGTTGTTAATGAAGATACGGGGTATTTAGGATTACAAACCGATTTTTTAGTACCTTATTTAACCAAAGCAATCCAAGAACAACAAACCATAATAGACACCTTGACGGCACGTCTTGACGTTTTAGAAAAAAAAGCCTAAATTTGGAAAATAACCAAAACAAAAAACAATGAGTAAATTAACAGATCAAGAATTAAAGACGTTACAAGAATTAAACGCAAGTGTTAACGGTGCTTTAAACAACATCGGAGTACTTGAGATTCACAAGCAGAATGAGATTAAAAAGCACGATGAAGCATTTGGACGCTTTAAGGTCTTACAAGATGAGATGAAGGTTAAATATGGTAACATAACCGTTGATATTCAGACGGGAGAAATTACCGAAACGAAAGAAGATGGCAAAGAAGAAGGAAGCTGAGAACATCAGCGCACATATTAGCTACAGAGAGGGAACTTATTCAGCAACTGCGACAAAGCATGGCGTTGATAACGTTCCAACTGATGAGCATTTAGAGGTAATGAAGGTAACGGCTGAGAAATTATTTGAGCCGTTGCGTGAGTTTGTCGGCGGAGCAATCAGGGTAAACTCGTTTTATCGCTCAGAAGACTTAAACGCTTTACTGAAAGGAGGCTCAAGAAGATCGCAACACATGAAAGGCGAGGCAATGGATTTGGACGCTTTAGGCGGACGGTCAAATGCTGAAATGTTTATGATTATAAAAGATCAATTAGACTTTGATCAGCTTATCTGGGAGGGAGGAAATTACGAAGAACCTGAATGGGTTCACGTTTCTTACGTCTCAGAAAAGAAGAATCGCAAGCAAGTTCTTAAAATGGTAAGGAAAGGCACGGGAATCTCATACAGAGTCTTTGATGGATGTTCTACTTGTAATAGGTAGTTAATCCATAATTAAAAGATAGTCGCTTAGAGAGGCTTAAAATAGCCTTAGAATTGATTTATAGATTATGCCTATACCTAAACCAAAGAAGAACGAGAAACAAAGAGATTTTATGATCAGGTGCGTACCCCAAATGATGAGGGAATACAAGGAGGATCAAGCTATTGCAATATGTTACAAAAGTTTTAAAGATAAAAAATGAGTGAAGTTGGTATTGATGTTGACGGGGACAAGAAACCCGACTTTCAGTTGGATTTTAAAACGTTAATTTTAATAGGGGGGATGATTTTTTCAATTGCTTCGTCTTATATGATGTTGCAAAGTGAGATTGAGGTAGCTAAAACGCTACCAAAACAAGTTGCTCCTGCTGATGATACAAGGGTAATCAATCAAAAGATTGAATATCTGATAAAAGAATTTGAAAAAAGCGAGGAAAGGATTAAAGACCTTGAACGCAAAGTATATAAAAAGTAGAAATTATGTTAAAAACATTTTTAAATATCGTTGAAACGGTTGTCCCTATTGGGGGCGAACTGATTGAGAATATAAAATCAAAGGACGGAGGCATTAATAAGTTCTTTGCTCCCAGATTTATTAAGCAAATGATACGTTTACTTGTAACGATTGCGGCAGTTTATGCATTCATTACGGGAAAAATTTCCATTGAAGAAGTTCAGGAAGTTGCTAAATAGATTTTTTTAGTATAGATTTGAAACTTACTTGGTCGGTATAAAGGCATTCTTCTTTTTTTTAAAGATTAAAAACCCGATAGGTCGACCAAGCTAGAGGGTTTTTTTTATGCGTCGAAATCACGATTCGGGAAAACCTTAAAGACCAAGAATGAAGCACGGGTCAAGCGTAGTGAAGAGGTATACGTGCAGGGAATGGCAATGAATGCAGTGAGCCATAAATAACCTCAAGTCCTAGCAATGTTATTCATAGGTAGCTAGGATGTCTTGCGGAGACTCGATTACTCGAAGGCAAGAAAGCACTTATTTCTACTAGGGATAAGTGCGTCTTACAAATCCTCTCATAGCCTCTCAGGCAATTATATAACTAACTATGAGTATATTACTATATATTAGAGGCATGGCTAAAAAGAAAACAATAACCAGAGGCAAACTTGTCTCAAAACTAGACTCAGTTTTCAGCAAATTTATTAGACAAAGATATTTAGATAATGAAATTGCAGAATGCTTCACTTGTGGAAAGCAGGATCATTGGAAAAAAATGCAAAATGGGCATTTCAGAAGTCGGGTTCATTATTCTACAAGGTGGAATGAGTTGAATTGTCAGGTACAATGCGTGGGATGTAACATGTTCAAGCAAGGAGAGCAATATTTATTTGGTCTTAATCTGGATAAGAAATACGGAGATGGTACGTCACATGAATTATTTATGAAATCCCAGATGCTATCCAAATTTACGATGGCAGACCTAAAAGAAAAACTTGAATACTATCAATCTAAAATTTTTTAACTATCTTTGCCACGTGTGTTTCTAAACAAAATATCTTTGTTTAAAAATTAAAAGAGCCATTAACGCTATCTAGCAGTATTTGGTTCTTTTTTTTTATTCAAAAGCCTTTTCTCTTGTATTTATCAACCAATAGGTTTATATTTGTACTTCATTAAAACACACAATTTCATGTTAAAACTATATAAGAAGATTGATGCCGTCCAAAAAGAGATCGGCTCACTAAGAAAGGATGGGAAAAATCCCCATTTTGGAAATACGTACGTCACAAAGGATTCTTTGCTTGACCAGATAAGACCGTATTTTGAAAAGCACAACTTGCTTTTGATTCAACCTCCTCAAGGGGATAAGCTAGAGACTAAGATAATTTGTCTAGATAGCGGAGAGGAATTGACCTCAAGCATTAATTTTCCACCATTAACAGACCCACAAAAGATATTAATGTGCGTGACGTATTTTTGTCGGGGTATTCTTACGGGAATATTAGGACTCCCTGCTGAAGATGATGATGGAAACCAAGCGAGTGGAAAAAAAGCATTTCTGAAGAATAATACTCAGGACTATGCTAATGTAGTAGACTATATAAATACTGATCCAAAGGCTAGCATTGCTAAATTGAAGATAAGATTTGCAATGACTAAGGAGATGGAAGATCAATTAACCAAATTAATTAACCTAAACAAAAAGTAAAATGGAAGTAATAGGAATTTTAAAAGTAAAACAAGACACCGTTCAAGTGAGCGAGAAATTTAAAAAAAGGGAGTTTGTAATCGAATTGACTGACAACCCTAAATATCCTCAGACGATACAATTTCAATTGGTGCAGGACAGTTGTCCTATGCTTGACCAATTTAATCTTGATGATAAGCTACGGGTTGAATTTGATTTAAGAGGACGCAAATGGACTGATCCAAATGGGGTTGATAAGTATTTCAATAGCCTTCAAGCGTGGAAGATCGAAACATTAACCACCGATCCTGACGTATTACCATTCTAAGGGGGCATTTGCCCCTTTTTTTTTTATGCAGACAGATATTTTCAAGGCACACACGCAAGAAAAGATGAAGAAATACTTTGCTGAATGCAAGGTTGACTTCAGGAAAAAGCTAGACTATCCACCAACCGCCCTTTCATTGGGTTCAATGGTCTTACAATCTAGTAACGATAAAAGCGTAGTACCTATTCCAATTGGTACTTATGGCAACTTTTCAATGATAGTTGCTCCACCGAAGACTAAAAAATCCTTTTTTGTTTCGATTCTGGTTTCAACTTTCCTAGCAGGACGTAATAGTTATTGCGGAGATATAAGAGGACACAGAGAGGATCGGAGCATCCTGCACCTAGATACTGAGCAAGGGCAATGGCATTGCCAGAGGGTCTTTAAAAGAGCCAATGACATGGCAAATGTGGAACATTCAGAAAAATACCATACTTTTGGGTTGAGAACTATAAGCTACAAAGAAAGAATTGAGTTCATTGAGTATTGTTTGAAGGAGAAATACAAAGACATAGGACTGATTGTCATAGACGGCATTGCGGATCTTGTGTCAGACGTCAACGATATTGAGCAGTCCAATGATTGCGTACAGAAATTAATGGAATGGAGTGCTAATTACAATTGCCATATTATCACGGTAATACATTCTAACTTTGGAACAAATAAAGCGACGGGTCACTTAGGAAGTTTTTTAATGAAGAAGACAGAAACTGAGATACATTTGGAAACCAATGACGTGAACAACTCATTGATTAACGTAAGTTGCAAAAGGAGCAGAGGTTACTCTTTTAGTCCTTTTACTTTTAAGGTAAACAATTACGGATACCCTGAAGTAATTCAACCATACGAAGATCATAATGCATGAAAGGGAAATGCAGATGCTTGTTGATAAGCGCAAAAAGTGGTTTAACATTCTTTTGCATTTCGGATGCCATCCAGATGATTGCGATGACATTATTCAGGACATGTACTTAAAGGTTTTTAATAAGCTGAATGAGGGAGCAAATATAAAATACAAGGATGACTCAATTAATTACTATTATATATTTAAGATTCTCAGAAGCCTTTTTATTGACTCAAAAAGGAAGAACAAAAATATTATTTTCATTGACTTAGATGTTCTTTATAAGATGGAAAGCGATCAAGCTAATACTGAAACATATTTAAAGGTTGAGCATCAACTAAAAATGATGTATTGGTACGATAGAAAAGTTTTTGAGATAATAACTGAAGGGGAAAGCATCAGCAAATTGTCACAAAAAACGGGGATTAGTTATCACTCACTTTACAACACTTTTAAAAAGGTAAAAAACAAAATAAAGAAGCTATTATGAAACTAGGCGATTTAGTATTTCAATTTACAAGTCTAACGGGGATCAGATACCTTGTTGATCTGTACAATAAAAAGACGGGTAAAAAATGCAAATGCGATGAAAGAAGAAAAAATTGGAACAAAATCAAACTAAAGAGAAAATGAGAAAGCTAAAACAAGAAACCAAATTCAGTAATGAGGACTATCAGAAGTGGAAAGCCTTCAGGAATGTAAAAAAAACCACGATCACTCATGAAGAGTACAACTTGCTTTGTGATTTGCACGCTACGTATTACGAGCATAAATTATATAGACCTAGCAAATGTTGCGGTCAGAAGACATTGCAGAAATACGTTGAAGAATTGCACGTCATATTTGACAAGGGTTTGTAGTTATTGATTTTTTAGTATACATTTGTTGCATGAGATATACGTTTCTGCATCCAAATATTGAAACAAGACATTTGACGGTCAGGAAAGATGACCCCAGATGGCTTGGCTATTGGATGGATTTTTTAAGATTTAAAAACACACAAAATGAAAAGCAAAAAATTCGAACCTAAAATTGTAGAAGGAAAAGTCAACCCTGCAAAAGAATCCTCTTTAAAAGAAGAGTACCAAGACGTAGTGGATTTTTACATCAATACTACTCCCTACCAACATATGTTCTTTCTGGATTTAATCAAGGACAACTTAACCTTTTTTAGTGATCAACACAAAGAGGTTTTTAGCGTAGATGAAGAATATACGATGAACTTTAATGGACCATTTCTTCAAATCAATATCAAATGAATATTTTATTTGATGCAGATTCAATGATCTATGCCTCCTGCTATGATACTAATACTAAAGATTTTTATTCTTTTATTGATGATGCGGTTGAAAAGTATCAAGAGCAAATGGATGATTTAATCGATGAGATTGAAGAATTTACCTCAATTGATACTTTCAGTACTTTTCATGGAAGCAGAGGAAATTTCAGGAAGTACATTGGTAACAGAAGTTACAAAGCAAACAGAAAAGGTGACAGACCTGAGATTATAGATCATTTGCATGACTATGTAAGACTTGAATACGATGGCATTTCTG